ATCCCATATCAATATTACAAATGTTACAAAGTTACTGGCACGTCAATAGGGATGCTTTCTTGCGTCGGGGTTATTAAATAAGCCACGAATAATTGATTCACGGCACTGTTGCTCTGGGTAATACCAATTGTTTGTCTTATGGGTCCTCCGACAGCCGAAGCTATATTTCTACTTTGCATAACACCAGAACAAGCAAACAGTTCGGATGGTAGGGTAGAAGTACGTACCACATTCAAGTTTGTTAAGCTCCATTGAGAAGTCGAAGTGTTCCATATTTGAAAGGCTGCATGATTACCCGTACCTATTATCGTAGCGGTACTGGTGGGACTTACGGTAACGTTAAATGAATTCGTTCCGTCTGACACCGACTGTATAGTCGACCACCCCTTTTTGACAGTCCCTTCCTGATTAATTAATTGGAAAGAAGGGGCGGTTCCAGCTATTAAATCAAAATCAAAAGAAACACTAAATATTTCGCTTTCGTTCACGACAAAAGCCGTCGAATCAGCTATAGCTGTTGACTGCCATACCCCGGCCGGGTCAGCCCCTAGGCAAGCCGCTTGGGTAGTGTATTGAGGGAGAGAACACACTCCCTGCCACGTTGCCGAAACATCTCCATTACCAGCAGAAGAATCAAAAGGATTATAACCGTTGTAACCAGCTCTTTGCGTCCAATCTTCCATAGATATGGCCACGTTGTTAAACTTTTTTAGCGCCACTTCAATTTGAGCTTCAGACCCTGAGATAGGAAGATTCCCCGTGGGGTTATCTATTTCGAAATTCATATTAATGGATTTAACACCAAAACTTACCCTACTAGGTTTTGTTTCTCCCGCTAAGTAAACCGCTTCCACGTTACTATCGTAATTAAAAGTTCCCTCTACAAAATTATCCACCTCGTCTTCCTCGAACACGGAAGAAACGACAGCATTGGAAAAGTTTAACACCTCAGTTGAAGAAGGAGGAGGGGAGGGTGCAGATACAAACGTCCCTTTTAATTCATCAAAAAATCTTACCGACGCGCTAGCTACGGCAGGAGAATTAGGGGAAAAATTAACACTATAACTAGTTAAATAACCACTATCAAAATTTAGCCCCCCAAAATTTCCCGAAATAGGATCATCGACAACTTCCGCGCTAGAATCTTTAACTTCCCCTTGTCCAGTAATAAATAATTTGAAATAGTCTGCTCCCGTAAGATAATAATCAAAATCAAGTCGACCTTCTATTCCCCTCGAAGCGTTAAAAGTCTGGGAATGCCTCGCTCCCGCAACATAATTAGGCTCTACCGCAGCGGTTAACGACAGCCGAGCATTCGACGCAAGAATTTCATGGTCGTTAACTCTAAGCTTAGCGTTACTTGATGAATAAAACACATTAATATGCGGCGGTTAAAGTCTTTTGGGTTCTCACTATATCATCCAAGCCCGCGCTCATAGAGGTCGAAACAACCTTGTATCCCGAAATCCCTATCTCCATACCGGGAAGATGAACACCTAGGCCGCCTACCCCTGCAGGAAGTCCGCTTACGGTTAAAGTTACTTCTTGATTCCCCAACCCATTATACTCGAGCCCAGAATCAAATACATCTTCTGTTATCGTTACCGATTCTTGAGCGTTCGTGTAAAGGCAAGTAACAGGAAACTCTTGTCCCACTTTATATATGGGGGTATAATTGAGAGATAACGAATACTCAGCCCCAAAAACATTAGCTGTATCAGTAGGGGAGGCTAACACCGTACGGAAATTATCTAAATTCGTGTAACGTCCATGAGCAATTCCGGTAGATAACTTGCCTTCGTTGTCATCAACAATCATACCATCTACAGGTGCCAATCTTCCAGAAAAAGGGAGTTGATCACCCGATCCAAAAAAAGTAAAGGCGGCGTTCGAAGAAGAAATTGAATTCGCAGCAACCCCCAACCCATAAGAAGTCAAGAAGCCTGAACCACTAACCCCCGCAAATTTTATTTCCACCCCACTGGTTTCCGAACCGTTAGTGACGTTATTTTTGATGCCGCTTGCTAAAGTATTAATTATATTTCCGTTGTATCCGAAAAAGTTTCCGGTTATACTAGTTAAAAATGAAAAAGAAACGTCCCCAGCCCTTGCGGCTGAAGGAAACTGACCCAAGGACCCTTTCGTCCCTACAGCATACAAAGGCTGCTGGGCACCAGCGTAATTCAACGAACAATCACTTGCCAGAAGCTGTTCTTTTTGGTCCCCCAACCTAACTTCTACTACCGCCTTGTCATAATATACCGTTGCCATAAGCCTTTGTTTTCCTTTATTACACTATTTTTATCTCAATATGAAAGATCTTAGATTAAAGTTAACCTCCGCATTGGAATCAACCCCAGCCCGAAAAGATTCGGAGGTTAACAGCATATTATTGAAAGAATACCTCAATAATTCTACGTCAGAATTATTTTTTTTCAAAGTTATTATGGTGTCTCTAAAAACAGTTTCATCAGGCACAAATCTCATATTTTTTATTTTATAATCGTCAATATCTAGCGAAAAATTGACACTCACCTCTATTGGGGTACCAGCTATCACTCCGGTGGGAACACCCAGCCCTAAGGTATAAAGGGGAACACGGGGAGTTGCAATGTCGACACTGAAGGAAGTCATTCTGTTGGTAGAAAACTCATCTAAATTAACTTCCATGGAACTATAACTAGTCACATTTAAAGCTGCCGTAGCGGGGGCACCGGGAGCCCAAGACCCAAACAGGCCGGTTCCAAAATCTCCAAAAATCACCGAACTCGTCGAACTTTGGGGAACCTCCCCTATAGCACAGGAAACTGAATAGGTTTCCAAGTAGGCTTGTGTAAAATAAATCTTTTCAGCTCCATAGTCGATTATCCCACTAAAAGGAACATCCCCAGTAAAATTTTGCATCGTATCAAGAGAGGTGTAACCGGCTCCTCCCGAAGCGAGAGTATGAATAAGAAGGGTATTTAACTCCAAACTGGCTGTTTGAGGCCCTTGCGGAGCGTATTGAATCTCTCCTATCCCCAAATTCAGGAGAGGAGAACCTCCGACGGAATCATATCCCGCAAAGATAGACTGAATTCCTTGAATACCACTACCATTTATAGTGATACTTTCCGCTTCTCTCCTAATTCTCCCTAACATTACCTTATCTTTATTTTACACTTCTTTTTAGGTGTAATATAATAAATAAAGGATTAAGGAAAAATGTCTAACTACGCTAACAGTATTTATAACGTAAGGGAGTGGCAACCGTCCCCCACGGTTAGTTCTTATGCTAAAAATGATATTGTATCAAGAATAGAGTATCTCGAGGGAACGGCCGATGACCTCAAAATCCCCAAAAATATAAAATACTACTATAATCTAAATGGAATTAACACTTCCGTCGCACCCGAAATCGACACCACAGATTGGGGGGGCTACACCACGGTTAACAGCCAAAAAGTACCCTATTTTCTATGGAAACCCTCTTACAATCTCTCGACAAAGCATAACCCTCGTGTAAATGTTGTGCAATTCGGCAATGGCTATCAACAAAGAAACCCTGATGGACTTTTTTCCCAATTAATTAGCCTCGATATATCTTTTGAAAAAAGGACCGAACAAGAAGCTAGAGCTATACTTCATTTTCTTAAAGCGCGAAAAGCTGTTGAAAGCTTTTCTATAAAAGAATTACCAGACCTTTACGCAGATAACACCACCGACGGTTGGAGAAAAAGATTTGTTTGTCCCTCATTCAACAGTAACTTTGTTTTTTATAACAACTATACCATAACAGCAACCTTTAAGCAGGAAAACAATTAACATAAATGACAAAGGATCAGGCCCAATCTTCCATTAAATCATTAGCTCACGAGCTGTCTAACTTGACGCCGTCGGCGTTAATAGCAGCTCACGAGCTGTCTAACTTGACGCCGTCGGCGTTAATAGCATTATTTGAAATAGATTTATCCAACTTACTGGATTCCAAATCAATCCCTAGCCTAGCAGCAGACGCAAAAAGAATAAACTTTACCGGAACCGTTGACAAAATATTAAGGTTTCATAATAATATAAAAGTTTTTAATTCCAAAATAACATGGAACGGGAAAGAATATTACCCCGTACCAATTCAGGCCACAGGCTTTGAGACCTCAAGCAAAGGAACCCTCCCGACTCCAATGCTTTCTATTTCCAGCCAGTCAGGGGAAGGGGTCACTCTTTTGTCATTGCTAAAACACCAAATATTAAAACATGGGGATATAATAGGGTGCAAAGTAACCCGAAGAAGAACTTTTGCCAAATATTTAGATTGGACAAATTTCCAGTTTAGAACTGGACAAAATCAAAACCCCATATCTCCCCGCGCACAAGAACTGCCCGACGGTTACGAGCCCGATCCAAACGCAGAACTACCAAAAGATGTTTATTTCATAGAGAGAAAAACAGGGGAGAATAAAAGCACCATACAATACCAGCTCTCATCCATTTTGGATTTGGAAGGAGTCAAGATTCCGCGTAGAACCATCATTGCAAATAAATGTAACTGGGAATACAGGGGACCCGGTTGTTGGTACCAAGAAACATACAGGACCGAAACTCACAACGCAGATGGAAACCCAATACAAAAAGTTCCTGTTTTACAGAAAGCAGAACTCACCACAAACGAATTTACCCTCCCCAACGATGCCCCGCCGATAGCAACAGATAAAGATGAACTCATTAAATCCATAACAGGATTTGACGGGACGCACTTTACCGAAGACTTGGAAGAGTGGAAGGCTGAGAAGGGCTACCTCAAAGATCAGTTTGTTTATATCCTAAAGAATAAAATAAAATATTATTTTGTATCTAAAGGAGGACCGAAAGCTCAAAATCCCGAAGCAGGAAATTATGACGTAAAAGATCCCGCTCCAGTTAATACACCACCACCCAATTCCTCTTACTGGATTGCTGACGAATGCTCAAAAACTTTAGGCGGATGCAGGTTGAGATGGGGAGTAAACGGAGCAGCCACCCCGGGAGATTGCCCAATAGGAGGAACGGCCCCCCGACAGGGGCACCCCACTAAAGGCGGACTACCGTTTGGTGGATTTCCTGCTGCAAACAAAGTAGGAGGAAGAAGATAACGTGATATCAGATTACGTAAAAAACGAGATTAAATCTCATGCAGAACAAGACACCACCAAAGAATGTTGTGGTTTTGTTTTTTCCAACAATATACTCCGATGCAGAAACGGATCTGAAAAACCCGCTAGGCACTTCTCAATTTCACCATTTGATTATATTAAAGCGGCGAAAAAAGGCAAGATAAAAGCCGTTTACCATTCCCACGTTTCTGAAAGCCAAAATTTTTCAACCTACGATAAGCAAATGAGCCGAGGACATAACATTCCCTTCGTGCTGTATCACCTTAAAACTAAAAATTTTTTATGTTACGATCCCAAAAAAGAAAGAGTCGTAGATATCGATAAAAAGTTTGTTTTGGGTAAGTCGGACTGTTATTCGCTAGTTAAAGATTATTACAAAAAACTTGGAATAACTTTGACAGACTCCAATACTCCAAATCCAAATTTGTTCACCTTGGTCAAAGAGCTTTTCGAATTGAATAAATTTAATATAGAAAAAGAATGGGATAAGTTTGACTTCCAAGATATAAAAGGGCTTAAAAAACATGATTTAATAGTTTTCGAAATGATAAAAGGGGAGGGACCGTGTCATGTGGGAGTGTATTTAGGGGAGGGTGTAATGTATCATCACCCCAGAAACAGGTTTCCCACTACCGAAGAACTAGACAAAGTAATAGAAAGAAAAATCTATAAGGTATATAGACATCAAAAACTAAATGAATAAGGTTAAAATTACATTACACGGAGTGCTGGCTGAACAAGTTGGGAAAAGCCAATGGAATCTTATGGCCCGGAACGTAAGAGAAGCGATAAGTGGAGTTCAAACAAATTGTAAAAATTTATACTCGTCTTTAATAAAAAACGACAAGAAAAAAATAAAATATAGGGTGCTGATTAATGGCGATGACTTTTTTATTGAGGAAGGAAAAAGCCCCAACACAAGAGAGGGTTTGAGGTCTTCCCAACTGTGCCTCGAAAAAATTTCCAACTTAAAATCCATAGATATAGTTCCGGTAGTGGAAGGTGCATCTGACTGGTTTGATTGGCTGACTGTCGTAATTGGATTTGCCCTGATATTTGTGGGGGGTGCGGGAATCCTTGCGGGATACGGATGGGGCAGCCTGTACGGTATGGCGGTTATAGCCGGTGTAGGGCTTGTTGCGGCTGGTGTCGCTAACTTGCTCACCGATGATCCAGAGTTCGACGACTTCAGGGAAATAGAGGGAGGAGGAAGGGCTCCGTATACCTTCTCAGGTCCTCAAAATGTTGTGAGAGAAGGTGGACCAGTTTTCATTGGTTACGGCAGGCTCCTTGTTGGCAGTCAGGTAATACAAGCCTCCACGGATCATTTTGACGAAGACGCCGGGGTGCCTCAAAACACTGACCCCAATGGAGGAGAAGCTATAATTTGGGGCCGTCCAGACTACGGCTTGAAATACAATGTTACCAACATCAGCGCAGATGTTCATGACCGAGTCGAAGCTATGGAAACCGAAATAACCCCCGACCCATAAAAAATATGCGAAAGGAGATAAAACGAATATGAGTTGGGGCGGAGAAGAAGAGAGAAAAGGTCGACCAATTATCACTGACCAACAAGGTGTCCGCTCGACGGGTGATCCAAGCAAATTGGTTGTTGTCGATTCCGATGCAGAAGTCGTAGATTTACTTGGGGAAGGTTCAATAGAAGGTCTTGTCTCGGGAACCTACCGCTTCGAAGGAAACAAAGGTTATACAGGTTTCTTCACGGGTGAAACATTCACGACTTACACCGCCACAGGAGTTGGTGGCACCGCCGATGAAGACCAAATGAAAGCGCTTGGATTCTTGCGCTCGGTTTACTGGAACGATACTCCCGTAGTGGACCAGAACGGGTACTACAATTTCTCCAACATTAATGTAGAGTATACAAAAGGCTTACCCGAAGGCAATCTCGCAAACCTTAATTCACGACTTCCCGCACAAGAAACCCTCGACTTAACTGTTGAAAGACCTATTGGGGAAAGGCTTTACGGCGTATCTATACAGGGCGGGACAATACCCTCTCCTACGCAAAACGCTGGAGATCTAGCTACCGATTCAAGAATAGACGCTGTAGCCAAAACCTACACCATATTAAATAAAGAATGCAACAAGATACAACTGAGAGTCAGGATAAATCAACTGTTTGAGCAAATCAGGGGAGAGGATGCTCCCAAAGATTACGAGAAAGGCAAAAAGATCCCCCCCGTAGGTTACGGCGATATAAAAGCTAGAGAAATAAGGTACAATATTTACTACCAACCAATCTTCGATTATTTTTCCGACGAAATAAATGAGGAAAGACCTAAAATTACCGCGTGGACTTTTGTTAAAACGGAGAAAGTATATGGCCACGTTTCTCAAGTTTATGTCCGATCCACCACTATAGATTTTACTGGTGACCATACAGACCAACCCGGTTTTTCAGGATGGAAAATTAAAGTTATAAGAACCACGCCGGAATCACTTACGGCCTACCTCAAAAATACAAGCTTTATAGACTCTATAGTAGAAATTTATGGAACCAAACTTAGATATCCGTACAGCACCATGGTATATTCCAAGTTTGACGCCGAATTTTTCAGTAGGATTCCCGCGAGATCTTACGATACCAATCTTCTAAAGATTAAGGTGCCCAACAATTATCATCCGATAAGAAAAAGCTACGGTAGAAGTGACGCCATGACCAAAGGTTCCGACGCTTTGTATACCACTACCACCCTTATAAGATCCGGGCAGCGTATTTATTGGCAATCTGGAGCAATAATGAAGGCTCACGCCGACTTAACAATAGGCACTCACAACCTTGCTACTTGGCCCGGAACCATATGGGTTCGAACGGGTACTCCATACGGAAACCATACATACCCCATAGAAAACGAAACCGGTGCCACCCTCGAAGGGTACATAGGCAATGTAACAAATCCTGACGGAGTCGGTACTACGGAAAGAATGGGAACCGCCTCTGACAGTTTTTGGGATGGCGGTTTTAAAGAAATTGTTAACTGGCCCGGTGCAGCTGGGACTTTACCTCTAGAAGGATCTCCGACAATTATTAAAGAATGGACGAATAACCCTGCGTGGTGTTTCTATGACTTGGTTACGAATCCAAGGTATGGTCTTGGAGATTACATCGATAACGACTTTGTAGACAAATGGGCTCTCTATGAGATAGCTCAATATTGCGATGTTCTCGTTCCTGACGGCACAGGAGGTTTAGAGCCCCGGTTTACCATGAACCATATTATCGTCTCACGCGAAGAGGCTTACAAGGTCCTAAATGATCTTTCATCAATTTTTAGGGGTCTTGTTTACTACGCAAATGGTTTAGTATATGCAGTTCAGGACGCGTTCAGGGAAGCACTTTATCAATATAACAATACGAATGTAGTGGAGGGAAATTTTAACTACGCCTCCTCTGCGAAAAAGGCTCGGCACAGTGTCGCTGTGGTTAGATACATAGACAAAACAAACCAATACCTCCCCGCCGTTGAGTATATCGAAAACGAAGAATCGATAAAAAGATATGGGATCAGACAAATCGAAACGACAGCCTTGGGGTGTACTAGTCGCGGGCAAGCGCGACGGTTTGGGGAGTGGCTCTTAGCAAGCGAAGCTCAAGAAACCGAAAGCGTCACCTTTAGCGTGGGACAAGACGGGGCGTACTTAAAGCCCGGAGACGTGGTACAAATTTACGATCAGTACCGTACCCCATTGAAATTTGCGGGACGAACGAATGCGGTGAGAGGGCTTACTAAAACCGATAGCCCGGGAGCCACGGTTATAGGAAACGACGCTTACAACAGTATCATACTCGACAATGCTGTGGCGTTCACAAAATCCTCACCGCAAACGATCTATAAATTTTCACTTCTTACCCCAACTTACAATTATGAATCAACAGGTATCTCTGATTTAAATTCCGATGATGAAATAAGAAGAACCTCAGTACAAGATTTATATTTCGCAGGGGAACATACTAGAACCGTTACGGGTCAGTACTCTTCCGACTACCAGCGGGAAGGGAGCGGAATTGCTACCGAAATTTATTTTTCTACGGGACTGCTTGTAGACGGAACTCCAATCGGTACAGGTAACCAGCTGGATTTCGACAATTACGTTATAACAGGGTACACAAACAACTACGTAAACGGCTCTCTTGGAGTGTCCTATTCTGGGGGGTGCTTTTCCGGAGAGAACTTAGTATGGAGCACGGAGGTTAACGATCCCACTAAAGCAGCATATATAAGTGGTAATTTTTCTAATTACAGAGTAATAAACGTAGCCGAAAACGACGATCAAACTACCTACGCAGTCTCTGCCCTTGCTTACTCTACTGGAAAATATGATGAAGTCGAGAACAGGCTTGATTTTGGAAATGTAGTTATAGACGACAAGCCTCTTTGGCCTCATATTTTGTACGATGGCGCTCTTGCGGGCTATACAGCGTCCGGCATACAAGATAACGCCTCTATTACGCTGGGGAGCCCAAACAAAGAAGGGGAAGGGGCCGGTCCTGATGCCGAACTCGAATGGAAAACTTATAATACCTTCGAAATAAGAATACCCCAAGCCTCCACGAGACTTAACGATGGGATAAAGCAAGCTGGAGCAACACCAAGAACAATAAAGCCCGAACCTAAATACACACTGCCAGACAGAATGAGCTATACGGTTTATGTTTTTGACCAGCCGACATTGGGGAAAGGCTTCAATGACCCTAGCCTACAGATGTCCGACAGTTTATTTAAAATTGGAGAGAATCCAGCGGCGATTACGGTAGGGACAATTCTTCACGAAGTTTCCTTATCTGATTTTATAGATTATTATCAACCAGAAACCTCTTTTACAGTAGGCGGAAACCCAAAGAATTTTGCGACTGCCGACGGCTTTGCTATTGAGGGCGAAGAAAACAAACCGGTACGGTTTTTTCTGGAAAAACTGCTTACAGAAGACACAAATTACTGGTTCGCCGTTTTTGCTTACAATAACTTTACTAGATCCTCCCAAGCCATTGTGGGCCTAATACCGGCCTCAGCGTCATCAGACAGCGCTTATATCTCCAACAACGACGCCTTAAAGAATAACGTCATACCAGAAGGGAGTCTGAGCAACTTCAATATCGTTGGCGGTATAAGCTTATCAGAGTTAACATCCTCCAGTGTTACAACTGACGAAGTATCCTATACCTCCCTGAATCAACTATCCACTACCCAACCTTCTTTCACGTGGAAAGCCAACAGCGACCTTCTTTTCTACGACGATTACGACAAAAGACTGGATATGGTCACTGCCCAAACCTATAGAATCACAATCAGAAAATACAACGAACGCTTCCCTCTCTCGGCTGGTGCCACAACCCACACCCCTTCTTCTGATATATATGTGGAGTTAACCGGCGTCGACCTTCCGGACGAAAACGCAGTTTTTGATTTTATACATGACTACAACAGTCCGCAGGTAATTTCCAGTCTTTTTGACAGCCCTGACGCAATACAATATGACGGTAAAGGAAATGCGAATGTAACCGATGCGAATACAGAATGGTTTAGGGTGGAAACAAGCGGAATTATTTACAAAAATTCCCCCAACAACTTTCCCTTAAGGCAATTTGACATTGTTATTGAGGCTCATGACGGTTTTGGAACCACCAGTGCCGGTAACAAGGTATACGACGGAACGTTAAATCTTTATGGACTATTCACTGCTGGCGAAGGTTATGCCACGCGATCAAATACCTATGCAATTGAGGATGGCAAGAAACGTGGTTACGACTTTGTTCCTTGCTCGTTGGGTATCCCAAGCGGCATAGTATTTTCCCAGACCGATTCGCTCCCTGATGAAAGTAGACTAGATGATTACTCATTTTTATCTCAGGATCAAGCTCATCTTCGCCAATACCCATATCTTGCCACTGCATCAATTTATAATAATGGATTTTTAGATATTAATATGCAATCGTCGAAGGACGCAGCAGGAAACACTATCTTTACCAACTCTCAAATATTAAACAGTTTCCCCGACGTGCGAGGACTTGTTTATTACTATAGTACCGGAGACAACTCAATAAAGGACGATAAGAACCCTGAAAACGGTCACCTTATTTTCAGCCCGAACAACAAAGCCCCCTTCTTCACGATGAAACCGCTTAACATTCCGGGATCTAAAAATTTCGGTGCTCAGGGTAATGTGAAATTTGTTCAAGATGGTGGCTCCGCAATTAGTTATGACGATGCGCCCACACCGACAGAGGATATTGATGCACCAGACAACGGTACGGTCTACAGGTGGTATCATCTTTTTGACTCGTCCACCAATCCTGCTAACATAAGAATACAGTTCCCCAAAATTGCAGCAAGTAACGTTCAAAACGTCCATCTTACAATTGGTTTGTTCGATACATTGTCTTACCTCCAACATTTCAACGCCGATAATAGCCCAAAGACCGAGCTCGTAGTATCAGAATCAACCGCCACAACAACAAAAACTTCAGTCCCCGGAGTGGTAATAGATAGCGATGGAACCCCACGAGTAATCACCACTCAAACCACGCCGACCATCCTGCTTGAACAAAATATTAAATTTTCTACTGTTCCTTACGCTAGCCACGACGCAAAGGGTGAACCAATTGATTGGGATGACACCGTCTACGATAACGACACTAAACAAGGGTTTAAATTAGCCCAAGGAACTCCATGCTTTCTCAAGGAAAGCAGTTTGCAAACCAAAGGTCAGTCTGCTCTAGCTTACCGAGCTTGGTGGGATGTAACCTTAGATCCCGGAGAAGCAAATATTACAATGGATTTCAACGATGAAGCTATATACATAGGGCCGCATGAGCTAAAGAAGGATGCAAAGGTAGGAACCCCTCACCCAAATAAAAACAAATTCAAAGGGATTTCCTCTATAGAATTTAAAACTCTGGATCATCAGACAGCGGGGAGTAAAATCTTTCCGGCTTATGGTGATCTTTATATTAATTTTATCACAGAACAGGATCCAAAAAAATATACAGTAGATGTAGAATTTAAGGGGGCAAATGCGGCTGTTGCTTCAAACGAAATAGTTAAAATAACAGAAGGCAAAAATGATAGCGAACTAAATACCAATACGCGAGATTATAGAGCGAACGACTATGCGTTACCTCACTGCGTACTCGCCGAAAAATCAACCGACTATGTTAAGTTTCGGCTAACACCATTTTTCATTAAAGGATCTACAACGGCCCGAGCAACAGAATGGCAAATTGATCATAGCGTAACAAAAGGTCAAGCGAATTTACTCGCTTGGGTAATTAGGTTCCGATTCGTTTCTCTAAATAACGGCAGTCGGTGGGGAGGGAAAGCGGCAGACTCAGAAGTTAATTACCGAATGGTTCTTGATCTTATGGATGGTTTTACAATGATGTATTTAGGAGACAGAGAACATGAAGGTCAAGGGGCTAGCGATATAGCGAAGCGGGGTGAATTTTACAATTATAAGGACATGCTTTGGATGCAAAAATATATGACTGTGGCGAATGGCGTCACTGATCCGCCATTCTCTCGGACCTTAGTTTCTAACAATAATCACAAAAACTTCGGAGCTGGTGCAGACAAAATCGGACCAGTAATTTGGATTGAGGAAAGTGATATTAAAATTTGGGACGGCTATTGGAAAGACTGGCCGCTCGGAAAAAATATGTGGCCAAACTTCGGCAAACTTTTCGACTTCGGCGAGCTAGATAAGCAAGGCGGGTATTATCATAACGAGTCAGACTATTACAGAAGCTGGTTCAATCAAATGGTAGATTATGGTAAATCTTGGAATCTACTTACCGAGGGAACTCCAGATATAGACGAGCAAACGTCACAGATCTCAAAATACCTTGAAGGGTCTTCAGCTAGTTTCGTCGGCAACCAAATCAAAATCAAAGGCGGAATCCTCGAAACCGATACTTTTGACAAGGTGCCCCAATAATTATATAATTAATTGATGGAATCAGTATCTTTTTCAGGAAGCATAATAAAGGGAAGCAAGGATCTTTATGCCTCCAGCAATTATTTGGTGAATGCCCCAAACGGCGCTTACGTTAAAATTGGAAAAAACGAAATATTCTATCAGGTCGAATCTTTCCGAACCCTTCAGTTGAAAAAGAAATTCGAGTCCCACGGAAATTTTATAACAATCAGGGGAAATTACACCGCTCAAATAGCGGAAGGAGATTCCGCCAAACTATATTTCTCCGAGAAAGAAGCTGTTTCAATAGGCGAAATCATTGACAGCGGGTCGAAAAGAACATTCGGCGAAATATTCACTATCCAAGGAGGCCATCTTTCGAGTTCTAACGACAACCTATCAGGGTCTCCCACTAAAATAAAAGTAACCGCCATTAATAAAAAAGGCGCAATACTGGAATCTCTCATATATGAAGCGGGACGTTATCTCACTCCTCCTGAAAACCCCATAACCGCCATAGACGAAGCGGGGAATGTTATAAAAATAGAACTGGAATTTGATGACGCAGCTGAAGCTTCTGTTTTTGACCGAGACTTTACGCTTGTCAGATTTAAAAACGGTATTACAAAACTTGATATGTCTTATGCATTTCCCAAAGATATAAAGAGCGGAGAAATGATTTTATCCAAAAGCGTTCTGGTGTTGGAAAGGGAATACGGCGGAGACTCTATAATTAATACCCCATGTCAAACCAGCGCCGATTTTTCTCCCGTCAACAAGATACCATTAATGCCGCCAAACTCCGTAGCGCCCCATGCCATATATAACAAAGCTATGGAAAAAATCGATGAAAGATTGCAGGACTTGGAACGGCAAATAGCCCGCGTAAAAGCCAAAAATTAGCCCTTCCCAAATTTTAATTTACTCTGTAACAAGCCACCGGGTCTTTGTTGTTTTATAATCTCCTGAAGCACAACCGTTTTCAAGGCCATGCCTAATTGTTTATTCTTTTCCGCCTCCTTAACCGAACCTTCTTTCGAGACGTTACTGGACGACTGGGTAGAAATTTCAGAGTTGGCGCTCCCCCTATTGTCCACATTAACGTTAATACTAACATTATTGTTTGTCGCACCAGAAGACAACATTCCACCAAAACCACTTTGACTCCCAACAAACCCTCCGCTAGCCATTCCCGGAACGTCCCCGCGGTTTAACTCCTGCATGAAGTTGGCACCATATGAGCGTACAGTATCGGGGCTCATGACATATTCTCCGCCCGTTAACATAGCCGGAGAACCACCCCCTACAGCCCCACCGCTCGCCCACCCACGCTCGATTCTGGTAGAACCACGAATATAACCGGTGTTCGGATCCACGTCCCTCTTTCCTCCTACTTCGGGTACTTGCGTGTTACCAAACAAGTAACTTCCACCAATCAACATTGCCGCATTGGCATAGGCGCTTATCAACCTGCCTTTTTTCATTTTCTCGTGAGCCTTTATGACCTCTTCGCGCCGCTTTTTCTCATCAAACAAATAATCCTGATAACTTCCAAGTGTTCTTTCCCTACCGGACATTCGTGAGGTTTGGGGACTGTCTTCGTTCAATCTTCCCATCAAAGACAGGGATGAACTAACCTCGTACCTTCCTTCTGTAGGTCTAGCCCTCTCACTTATCAAACGTCCGGTTTGGGGATCTCGTCGGTAATAGCCGAATCTCTTGTCCAGTGAAACCTGCGCAGATCTACCTCCTCCTCTGACAGATGAAACACCTCCTGCATCATACTCAGACCCACCAAAATACCCATGTTCTCCCCTCCCAAATCCGTAATCTTGACCTCTCCAAGGATCTTCCTTACTTTTATTACGTTGTTGACTTATCAACCCGGAAATTGCACTTGCTCCCGCCGAAACAGCAAACATGGTTCCCATACCCGGACCTTCTTTTTTCCCCGTTGATCCTCCTACCGCATATCCCTTCGCACCTCCAGAGTTGATAGCATCCAAGGTGCCGTATCCTATTTTTTGAGCTGAAGATTTTTTAATGACGTACTCTCCACCGCTCATCATGCTTAACACGTCATCTTTATGCCCCGATCCACCAGTAACAACGCCGCCGCTATTATAACGTGGCACCAGCCCACCCTTAGAAGCGCCGAACATCTGATTGAACAACATCTTAGTAGCCATTTGCGAAGACATGTCAGAAATTGAATCAAGGATGCTTACAGCCATACCCGCAAAAGCTTCTTTGGCAGTACTCGCGCCACTCGTAAGTGATCGGAAAGCTTGCGAAAAGGAACTCTTCATGGTGTCGGCCACATTAATCACACCGCTCTCAAAGTCCAACATGACATCACGACCATTATACAAAAATTGATCCCGGAAAGCCTCCATTGGATTACCCGTGGCCCCCGGAGTATTCAATCTTGCGTTGGCTTTTATCGTTCGGAGTTCGGATGAAGTTATCAGGTTTGCATCGTAAGCTGCCTGCGCATTCCTTAATGCTGCGGTTGCTCCTAAACCACCCTCTTGCCTTCCTCTTATTTGTTGGTTTAATTTGTCCTTCCCGGCCTTGGCGGCATCTACTAATTCCGCTTCGGAGAAGGATCCGGTTAAAATCTCTTGAAACCTCTTATCAAGTAATTTTAAATGATTACCCGTTCCGTCAATTATCCTGTTGAAGTCCGCTAACTTCATATTGCTTTCGTGAAGCACTTTAGCACTAAGTTTTCCTAATTCTACTTGTTTTTCCTCCCATACTATTCGCTCTTTTAATTTACTTCTTTGATCTTTAAGAGTGTCTACATGGATACCCTCATAAAAGTGACGAGCCGCCTCCTTCATTTTCTTAAGGTGCACAACGTTTGCGTCTACTTCTTTGTTTTGTTTATCATATGCTTTTACAGCTTCTTTTCCCTTGTGGACGGCAGTCTCCCGAGCTTTAGTTTCGGCATCAATAACAGTTGTTAAGTATGCTATTTGGGCTGCTCCAACCTCAGTCTCATTGAATGACTCCGTCATTCTTAATTTGTCTCGAGCGTCTCTCTTTTCGTCAAAAGTCATTGCTTCCAGCCAGCCCCCTAACTGAGCTTCCCCTATTCCCCTAGCTCCAGTTTCTATTTTCTTATCTTTTAGTACTTTAAGATAGGTGGCAGCAGCTGTTTCTTTCTTTCCTGCCACAGAAAGTCTTTCCACATCACTTATGTCCCGTTGAGCCGCCTCCAGAGTATCGAATGCACCTATTTGGTTTAAGCGTCCCGTTTCCTCAAACAACTCATTACCAAACATACCAGTAGCTCCGGCTAGTTGAGCCTGTCGTGCTCTTCCCGCTCTACCTAATTCAATCCCGCGACGACGACCAGCAACATTACTTTGTAATTCAAACCCAAATCCTCGAGCCTTTACCCCTGCTTGTTCTATCGGATCATAGAGAGCCATGATAGAAGCTTGCCGTAATTGTTCTTTTGTCTTTGCCGCTGCTATTTGTGCCTGTGTGAGTTTGGGTTTTTGATCGGTAATGCCTTTGAAAAACATGGGCAAATCCTCAGCTTCTTGACCTCTTGCCACCATTTGCATTATACCATAAGCAATTCTTTTTTGTTCATGATCTTTCTGCAGCAAGTTGCCCGGCATCGCGAGCAACCCCGCTTTTCCGCGCTTCTTGCTGGTTGGAGAATAGCCCTCCTTAAAGTCGGCGTCAGTGATATCTGTATGTCCTTCGCCATATAGAACAGTGTCAAGGGCATCCGCCATTTTACTAGTGTCATCTCCTCCTCGTCTGAATAATTTGGAAAGCATTTCCGTAGCCTCCCTCCCCTTACCTGCGTTCTTTAATTCCGTGAACCTAGTCAGCATCTCCCGACCACTCATCCAGCTGGTCGGTTCGTTTAGCTCTTCGATCCTTTTTTGTTCTGCGGGGTTCAGCTTGATCCCTTGTTTTTCTTTATAGGCTCTTACTCCAGCCGCTTTAGCTGCCGGCCCCCCCAACTCACCCGACCTGAACATTATTTCGTCTAATTCTCCCACTCTTTTTTGCCGACCTAGTAGTACTTGTTGTTCTTGATAGGCCGCTACCCCCTCTTCCCCTTTCAAGCCTGCCATATTTGCTAAGTCCGCCTGAATTTTGGGGGTGAACGCGAGTCGAGTCTGTCTAGATAGGGCTCGCTGCCCTTCCTCTATATATTCCTCGTTACCTTCTTTACGTGCTACAGCCAATGCGAGCGCTTGTTGAGCCACTGAAAGTTTGCCGAAAGGATTGGCTATGGGGTGAGGCGGCGCGCCCCCAAACATCTCATCAAACTGTCCCTGAGAGGCGGCTGTCATAGTACTGGTAGCTTTATCCCGCGTGGATTTAATGAGCTCTGCGGATTTTGCTGCGAAGTCTTTCCTTTGCTTGGGGGTCATCTGGGTATAATCTTGGATCCCTCCCATCTGACTCCTTGCTACCCTGAAAGCACTCAGCGCACCCTTCGTGTGTTCTCCTCCAGCCACTAAATCCCCTTCGGCTGTTGTTAAGCTCTTTTTAAGAGTGCTATACGCTGCAATCTTCTGCTCTGTAGTCATGAAATCTACATTAGCCAAATCATTCATAGCTTTCGTGACCTTTTCTAGTCCCTCTGCTATTAGATCAGCCTTATCTCTGATCTGCTTGGCATCTGCCTTTTGCCCCTCTTCCCCAAAGGCCAGCTTCAAGTCACCCATAGATGTAATGGCCCCCAGTGCAAGCCCACCCGCAGCTCCCAACGGATTTCCCCCTGTCATAGCTAGACCCATTACGCCCATAGACAATATATTAGCACCAGCGGTCCATGCAGCTGTACCACTTGGAGCACCCCCCGAAAGGACTTCTCCAATAGCAGGACCAGCCATACTCAGCATCAAAAACGGCTGGTGCAGCAACAAAATTTGAAAAAGCTGCAAATGGACTATTAATGGCTTCCATGATGCTGAGTATGGCTGGTCCTGCTATTGGAGAAGTCCTTTCGGGGG